CTTTGGCATATTGTGGTACTGTCCAGTTACCTAAATTCTTGTCGGACTCTACTTCCTTAAGAACGTAGTTAACCCCACCAATTACACCATTGACACCTTTTCCGATTCCGCCAACCATTTTGTTAGCAACACCATTCATCGTAGCTGACAAGGATCCGCCCATTGAGTTGATGCCATCGATCAGCGTTTGCATCAAAAAACGTCCAGCGCTATTAAAGCCGCTCGACTTCGACCGAAGATTATTAATAGAATCATTTCCAAGCTGATTCACTCGTGCGATAAATGAGCCGTAAAGTGCGTTCCAACCGTTTAGTAGGTTTTGAAGCCATGTACGTCCGGTTTGGTACATCGCGCTATAGAAACTACGCAACAAACTTACCACTTGATTACAAAAGTTCCGAACAGTGTTGATAAACGTCGAGACAAGACTATTCCAACCGTTCAGTTTGTTCTGCATCCACGCACGACCCATTTGGTAGTTCGGATTGTTCTGGTTCTTAATCAGTGTCGTGTACTGGTTGATAAACGTTTTAACTGTCGTCATCATAGTTGGTACTACTGAATTCCAACCAGTCATGAAATTAGTCAGCCATTCAGCCCCCTGAAGAACCATAGAAGGACTAATCGAACTGAACTGTCCAAGGATTCCATTAGCTGCTGATAGAGCGGTTTGAATAAGCTGAGGCGTTGAATCAGCCATCCCTTGGTTACCTGCTTGTGACGCTTGTTGTGCTGATAACTGCATCTGGTTTGCGTCAGGCATCCCGTAGCTTTCAGTCACAATCATGTTACTAGAAAGTCCGACAGGTTCAGCATCTTGTACAGCCTTTGTCATCAAATCAGTCACTGCGTCCATAGCTTGCTGAATCTTAGGCTTTCCTTTGTCAATACCTACTGCAATCCCAGCCGGTACCCATTGCGCATCAGCCATCATCACACGTGATGGAGATTTGATTTTCAATTTATCTTTGAACCACTTGCTGACATTTCCTGCTACATCTGTAACAGATTTCTTAAGCGAGTCTACTGCCCCAGTTATTCCTTTTCCAATACCAGAAATGATATCTTTACCAATCTTACCCCATTTGATATCTCCAAATGCTTTAAATATTGCGCTAAAGACCTGCGGTAGCATTTTTATCAATGTTCCGATCGTATCTATGATCCCTTTGCCGATTGCTAGTAGAATTTTTACTCCGGCTGCGATAATTGTTGGTAGGTTTTGGATCAGAACAGCTGCAATTGTAATGATCAATTTGATCGCAGTTTCAATCAATTTCGGTAGAATGCTGATTACACCCTGGATCAACGCTCCCAGTATTTTTACGCCAGCTTCAATGATCTTAGGTAAGCTTTGAATCAGAGTAGTAACGATTGAAAGTATTAGTTTGTTCGCCGCTTCAACTAATTTCGGCAACAACATAACGATCCCGCTCACTAAAGCAAGTAAGATATTCATACCGGATTCAATGATTTTGGGTAAATAAGTAATGATCAAAGATAAAATCATTTCGACTACTGAAATCACTGCGTTGATTAAATTAGGCAGCATCTGAATGATACCTGTAATGATTGAGGTCAAAATGGAAATTCCAGATTCAATCAATTGAGGCAACACTGATAGTAGTGTCTCGATAATCGTCGTTGAAATAGTGAGTGCGATAGTTACAGCTGTTTGTGCTAACGGAACGATTGTCTGCAAGATTCCTTGAATGATTCCACTCAAGATACTGATTCCTACTTCAATCATTTTTGGTAGTATTGCAGTAAACGAAGTCACTAGATTCAAGACGACTTCTGATACTTTTTCTAGTAATTGAGGAACCGTGGTTCCCATACCCTCAGCAAGTTTAGAAATTAGATTGCTACCAGTAATGATTAGTCCTGGTATACCACCAATTAAAATAGCAATGATCTTCGGTAATATTGATTTGAAGATATTAATGAGAGGCTCGAAATTCCCGATAAACGCTTTGTCGATCGCCTCTTTGAGTTGAGCGAATTTTTCTTTTGCTCCATCAACAAAGTTGCGAATACCTTCTCCTAATCGATAAATCACTTCTAATTGGTTGTCACTAAATGAATCACCAAATAGATTCGTCAGACCTTCAAGGCTGGTAATATTTCCTGAAATAATGAACTTCAATCCTAAAAAAGCACGCCGAATTTGCTGAACGATTTCATAGAATTTTTCGAATCGTTGAATTGTTGCATCACTGAACATACTTGTATTGATAGCTTCAGAGAACGAATGGAAATCAGTATCTCCAGTCAGAACATCTTTAACGATCTTTATACCGTTTTTCAGTTTTTCAAGACTCTCATGAAGTGCGATAATCCGATTAATAATTGCATTCACTGTGTCTTGTGGCAGAAAATCAGATAGTGCTAATTTCAAATCTTCAAACTGTTTCCGATCACCGCCATGTAGAATTTGATCCAAACTTGATCGGATAATATTCGATGCAACCTGAACTCTTTCATTCGCATCTTTCTTGAACCGTTCAAATGTTTCATGGAGAATAGTCAGACGTTCTACGATCTTGTTAGTGGTTTCTTGAGGAAACAGTTCATTTAAAGTCTGTTTTAGTTCTTCAGTCTTTCTTCTATCGCCACCAACGAAGATTAAGTCAAAACTACTCTTGATGGCTTGAGCCGCCAGTTCAAACTTTTCACTAGCTTTCTCTTTAAATTCTTCGAAAGCTTTGTGTAGAGCTGTTAAGCGGTCAATAATAATGTTGACTGTTTGCTGCGGTAGTAATTGACTAAGATTCTGACGTAACTCTTCTGTTTTCTTGCGGTCACCGCCAACAAAAATAAGACGCAATGCTCCATGAATTGCATTTCCCGCAATGACAAATGTTTCTCCAAACTTCTTAACAAAGTTAATCAACGGAGCGACTAATTGCCGGAATCTCTCAGAACGTTTGTATAAATCGGTAATAGCAATTGCTAAACCTATTACTGCAGCTGCAACAATCGCAAACGGACTGATTTGTAATACTGTGATGAATCCCAAGAATATAGATTTCAGTTTACTGAATAGGTTGATCACTAGAATAAGCGATCCAAAGGATAATAAAGCTGTAACAAGACCTTTTACAATTGATATCAGTGGATTCGCAGATTTGCTAATTCCTTCTAGAGATTTTGCTATTGAATTCAGAACCCCTTGAACCTTTTCTGCTCCTATTGTGTTATCTCGAAATGCTTTAATTGATGCTGTTGCTGATCCCAATGCATCAACCGCAACTTTTTTAAAAGGTTCTAACCCTTTGACAATAGTTGTAGTGATAGCCGTTCTAAAGTTGGCCATTGAACCTGATAAAGTATCACCAGCAGTTTTGGCTAGTCCCGCCATCTTAGCAGTAGTTCCAGCAACGCCTGTCGTTCCTTCCTCAATACCTCTTCGAAGATCCTCAATGGCTTCGCCGGCTTGAAGGGTTCCATCGGAAACGGCTTCTTTCATATCTGTCACGGATTTTTGACTAGCATTCGCTAAAATTTGCCATGCTGGAATGCCGGCATCTACTAATCTATTAATATCATCAGCATAGACAACGCCAGCTGATTGCATGCCTGCGATTGCATCGGTTATTTGATCAATGGATTCTGCTCCATTTCCGACCCCATACGCTGCATCCGCTATCGCCTGAAAGACTTCCTTAACCTTCGTGCCTTCCATTCCGGCCGCAACCATTTTCTTTGCGCCCATGGCGACATCATTTAGAGCGATAGGAGTTCCTTCAATGGCAGCTGCTAGGTCGTCCATTACTTGCTTAGCAATACTTGCGCTTCCTGTTAATACAGTTAGTGATTTAGTGGCAGTATCAATAGTGTCAATACGATCAATTGCTCGCCCGATTGAATCACTCAGAACACTAAAAGCTTTAGAAACGATTGCAATTGAAGCTATTGATGATGCTAAGTCTTCGATGGATCCCTTAGCATCTTTAGATGGTTCGTTAACTCCAGACTTGATTTGGTTTTTTATGTTCGGGAAAATCGCCTTTGCTCTATCCAATACAGACTTGAACCCATTGGAAAGACTATTCTTAACAGAATTTGCCGTTCCTGAAGCATAATCAGAGATCGTCTTCACTCCATTTTTAAGCGAACTCCAAATATTTGATGCTATGTTCGGTAAATTCTTTACACCGTTAATAAATCCAGTCTTTATGTTTGATGCTACTTTTGTCGCTTTTGAAGGAAGTTGAGACAAGCCGGTTCCGATTTTCGTTACAGCGTTAGCTGTCGAGTTAACAACCGAATTGAATCCAGTGACGAAAACATCTTTCGTTCTATTTATCGCTTGTGTGGCTTTCGTTGGAATCTGCTGTATCTGAGAAATTGCTTGATTCTTAGCTTGAGCAAATCCAGAGCTGACAAAACCTGTGACAGATTTCATCGTGTTTTGGATTGTCTTCGGCATTGATTTCACTTTTTCAATCGGATTCTTGATTAACTCAAGCAATGAAGAACCGATAGATTTAAAGCCATTCTTTAAGTCGCCGAAGCTAGACTTTAGGTTGGACAAGCTATCCTTCATAGAAATAACGAGCGCTCGATTCATTGCCTTGCTGTCTTTTGTCATTTCGTTGTAGGATACTTTCGCATCGCTCTTCATCTGATTGAACGTCTGCTTGCTATTTGATGATAAGACGTTGTTTGAATTCGTAATCTTTGAAGTCAACGCCTGATAACCCTTTGTACCAGAACTAGTCATATCCGTAATTGCTTTCTTTGTGCTATTGAATGATTCAGTAGTTTTGCTCACACGATCTTTTAGATCAGCGTAGCTAGCGACCATTGATTTCGTCGAACTTGAACCTCTCTTACCGAGTTCTTCCGCACGCTCGGCAACACTACTAATTGTTCCCGCGAGTTCGGTTGCTTTTTCGCCAGTTCGTTCAAACCAACCGAAAAAAGAGGCCACAGCTTTCTCTGCTGGGCCACTATCTGCGGTGATCGTTAGCTTCGCCCCACCTACGTTTACATCCTCTGCCAATTGCTCAACTCCCTTCTATATGTATTTTTATTTCTTCCACCATTGAGTTGTATCAACGCCATCGTTGTTAGCAGACTCAGTTAACTGACCTTTCGCCTTTTCAATCGCTTCTTCATACGGCTTCATCAAGATTGACTCATAGCTATTTCCGCCAGTCAGGTTACTCAAGAACATACTCACTGAATCAACTATCGCCATTTGAATCTCATACTGTCTTGATCTCCGAGCGTTATACTCTTGTTTATTTCCCCATTCATACTTCCGCTTCAACCAAGTAAATGTCTGGTCTAAAACATAATCCTCTGAGAGAGAGTAGAAATAAGAAACGTATTGGATTTGCTCTATTAAGCTTGTGGTGAAGGTTTCAATGGCACTACTGATTCCGGTTGATCCTGAGTGTCTGCTTTCGTTTTCCCTGCTGCGTTCATGTCCTCTTTCTTCACTGGTCGGAATTTCGGACGGATCTTTTTTACTAATGCAGTCAACTTATCAATCGGTGTATTATCTAAGAATGAAGTTACGATCAAAGCTGTGTCAAAGAAATCCATTTCCTCTGTTTCTTCAGCAGTATTACCAAGTACAATCGCAAGTATTTCCGCAATCTTCTCATCTGGTAAAATTTCTAGAGCAAACTCGACCGTTTGTTCCATAGATGGCGGTGTGAAGTCCCAGAGCAGGTTCTTATTCTCATCTTTCATTTGTTCCCCAGTCTTCTCGTCAATCGCTGGTTTTTTCTCAGTGTTCTCGCTTCTCCACTTAACAAATCGGTCGTACATGATTACACCATCACCTGCTACAAATTTGATCAATCGCACCACTTTTCTATTTGTCAGTCGCGGCATTGGTACCTTTGAACCATCGCTCAATTCAACCATTTTCATTTCAGTTACTACGCTGTTGATTTGTTCTACTGTTGTATTTCCAGTCATGTTTTTCTCCTTTTTTAGATAAAATAAAAGACCCTGCATTATAGCAAGGCCTTATGATTACAATACTTGTTCTATTTCTTTAAATACATTTTCATCTTCTGGTAAATCATCCTGAGCAAAAGCTGAGAATGATACCGGGAGAGTTCCTTTTTCCTTACCGTGATTGGTTTCAACGTTATCACTAATTTTTGTTTCATAATAGTGAGCCATTAAGAACGTACCATCTTCTCTCTTAACAATGTTAGTTAAGCTGTATGAATCAACAGAAGTTGGCGCACCATAAGATACGGTTTTAGTCCCTAGTTCTTCAACAGGTGTTAGAGTATCAGATGTCGTGTACGCAGCGGTAACACCTTTTTTCAATGTAACAATGTCACCAGATACTTGAGATATTTCGATTGTTTCATCACCGACTTTAGCAAATTTCACGGTTTCGAAACTTGCTCCTTTACCAGTTTCGACCTTAATCTTCTTGTTTCCTTTATTGACCGCAGCTGCCAATGTTGCTGGCGTTCCAAGCGTCGCTGCGGTTTCAGTGATACTACCACCAGCCCATGCTAGAACGCGGTTATCAATTGATGTTTCCATCATAGTTGTATTGAGTGTATTAGTCCATGAGGAAACAGTTGAATCAATTGGTACGACAGATTGATCAATCATTACATCCTCTGATTCGTAACCTCTTGCTCGAGCAATGCCTTCGGTTGTAGCACCTAAATCACGAAAGCCAGGTTGTAATTCATAGGTATCCATGTCCATAACGTCAGAGATTTTTGTTGGACGAACAGTGGTGTCTTCCCCAAGGATTAGTCGCCCAGCTCCACCTTGAATATCCTTTTTATTAAAACGATAAAATTGATCCTTTTTATTCATTATTTATCTTCCCCCTTCTTTACCTCTTCGTAGCTCCACGAAGAACTAGAGACTTTCAGTTTTAGTAACTGCGCATCATTTAGTTCAAGAGTTTCTCCATGAATGATCTCCTTAGGAATACCTTCGATATTAACTTTAAGAGTCGTACCTGCACCTGAATTCGATTTAGCCATCACTTTGACTTTCGATTCTTTCGTACCGAGTGCTCCTTGCTTTGTTTCCTGTTTCTTTTCTTGTGCTTTATCTGCCAAAATAGTTCCTCCTTAATTTTCAAAATAACTAATTCTCATATAGCACCATGCTTCGTTTTTCTTTGATTGATCATCAACATCAGGAGTTGGTGGCATCTGAAAATCAACATCAAACACATTGACTCCCTCAATATCTGCAAAGTTACGTTTCAGAAAATTACCGACCTCAGTGCATTTCGTGAGAGCTTCAACGTCATCATCAGAACGCACAAGAAGCTGTAAACTACCCTTGCCAATCGGCTTGACAAGCAGACATGGTAGTTCTGCTCCTGCTTCAATTTTCCATATTCTGAATGATTTGAACTCATCTTCAAACGCAGCCTTTAGAAATCCATGTATGCTGCTGGATGCATCTACATAGTCCATCTAGCCACCTCACATCCTGTTTTTGATGTACTTCTTGATTGTTGTTTGACCCTGTGTTTTCATTCGGTTTAGCTCTGCGTCCAACGCCCGGCCAAAGATATTGAATCGTTTCTCTAGCGGCTTCGCGTAAATGACCCCAGAGCCGATTTCCAAAATAGTTTTACGACCTTCACTCGTCAAATTATGGATCACGGGCCCTACATCTGAACCGTTTGGACCCGATTCATGTCCCGCATAACCGATAGAATTAATATAAGCAGCCGTGTCAATATGATGATCCGTTCGAGTGATATCTTTCGCACCATCTGCCCAAACACGTCCCATAGATTCAACAGCAAGCTCTCTAGCCTCATCAAGAACCCTCGGAAACTGTTTGGTGAACTTAGCCATATCATCGTCTAAATCGAAAGTTACCGAAGCATACTTGGCTTTTCCTTCAACCATATTATTCAGCTCCTTTTAGATAAATCTTATGATGATGTAGCTTTTTCCTTCCTGTTTGTCTAATAATTCGATCAACTTCAAGTTTGGCTGTGGTGATAGAATTCCCTTCATCATCAACTATGTTTAAAATATCCATTTCTGGATCAATCTCTGTTGTTTTCGGTACCAAAATATAGAGCGACCTCACCACATCAGAACCAGTGTTGTCTCTATTTCTGATCGTTTCTTCAACAAAGCGACAACGAGACTGAAACGGTTCTTTTGGTTTGGTTATCGGTCGTCCCCAGCCATCTTCTCCCACTTTTTCTTCACCAGGAAATTGAATGGTACAAAAATGAGGCAGCAAACGATCAAAAGACACGTTTACCACCTCTTTTCGGTTTTCTTCTTGTCGGACCACTGACATTGAAATAAGTTGGATTCTGCTTACCAACTGTTAATGCATCTAACAGCATATCCAACTCATAGTCTCCGGTAATACCAATCCCAACATCATCACCAATTGATTTCACAGTGTACGAATAATCTCCGATGTTCTCGGATTTAATCCCCTCAAACCGGTTCTCCATATCCATCTCATTGTCACAGTAGTAGAGATAGTCGACTAAACGCCAAGTAATCGTTTTGAGTGATTGCATCGTGATTAGATTTTCAGTTTTTGAATAATCAAATCCCGTTCGTTGAGTCGTGTAATTATCAGCACGATCCATCAACGAAGTAAAAGCCTCATCTTCTAGTTTGTCCAACTGATCTTTAAAGCGAGAATGAAGAAGAACTTCTTTTTTTTCAATGAACATCTAGCTCACTTCCTTAATGAAACCTTCCTTGATGCGGGCTTTCAGTTCAGAAGAATACGGCTTTTCGATTGCTACATTTTCCCCGTATCTAATCACAACACCCTTCGAAATGAACTGTTTATCTTCCACCGTGCAAGTCAATAACACTTCTTCAGAGTTCTTTTCATCCGCAACAACGTCTTCCTCTTTTGGTTCGACTACTTTGTCTTCCAATACTTCTTCAGAATTCTTTTCATCCTTTTTCTTTGCCATAGAATTTCCTCCTAAAGAGACTTACTTAAATCCATGATCATACGAGCTTTAGTCTCAAACGGCACGTAATCAGAAGTCTTAGTCGTATACGATCCATCAATTTGAGTTTTCGCATTCCGTTCAGTCTCAGTGGAAAGAGCTTTGAAAACATACTCATTGATTGCAAATTTCGTATCGACAAACATAATTTGACCGTCAGGCATTTGCTTAGAAATAAACGGTTTTGAAGCTAACACATCAGGTGCAGTACCATTCAACTGATTTTGCAAGAAAATTGGCGTGCCTTGAGTAGTTTCGATTGATGTCCATTGCTTCGCTGTCTTACGGTTCATAACCGCACGATTAGGCGTGAATCCTGTTTCATCCTCCATATACGTCTGAGCGTCCCATGCATCCATGATGGTCAATTTTCCGACTGTTTCAACTCCGCGAACCTCTGGCGCGTCAGAGCCATCATCGAAGTATCCATTCATCAGTCGATCGACAACCATTCGTTCATCCGTTCGACCTAACACCAATCCTTGGCGATTGAAGAATGCAGCAAGCATATCGAATTTCATTGCTTTCGCTTCATCAGTTAATTCAATACCGCCTCCACGCTTGTATACTTGAATCATTTTCTTTTCGGCCAATTTAATGGTCATTACCGGAATTGGTCCGCCTTGTGCTACTGTTTTGAAATCGAAGTCTTCATCATCGTATTCGTCAGCATAGTACCAAGATGTAGTCTGCTGATCGATGTTGACGGTTCCCATTAACAATTCTGCCGCACGGCCAGTTTTTTCGAATACGCCACGTACATACGATTCTACTAACGTTTCAAATAATGGCTTTGTATTGTCGTTTGCTAGTAGTGATCCGACATTCGTACGAATCAACGAAGGATTTAACATCTTGCGGAAATCATCCATCGTCAAGTCGTTTTGATCTAAATAAGAACGCACCATTAACGAGGTGTTCTTATTGATCAAATCTTGGCTGACACCATCTGCTTTTGCAGCTTTTCGAGCTTCTTCCCAAAATTCATGTTGCTGCGGCATTTCGATGATTCGATTGCCGATAGCAAATTTATCTTTCTTGAATAATTTTAGTTCTGCCATTAAATCAACACCTCCGCTGTTTTATCAGGATTCCCTTTCAAAACAAGTAACCCTTTGTCATCTCCTGATTTGATGAACTTCCCGCTTGCATCAGCGATCACTCGATCACCCATCGCCACAACTGCATCAACCTCTACTTTGACATTGCGAGACTTCCCAACTACATAAATTGAAACGGGATCACCTGCCTTGCCACCGACTTTTACAATACCATCCACTTTGTCGTCAACGGACAACGACACTCCATAGTCACCTTCCGCTGCATCGAATACCACAGGCTGACCAGAGACCACATCCGTCTTCGGATAAACTGTCAAGCTTAATCCATAATTCTCAGGGACGATGCCCCCACGATTAAAAATTGCTCCCATATTTTTCTTTCCTCCTATCGAAGTACCATGACTTCATCATCTTTTTCTTCTGATCCGATTTGCCGGCCACTGCTAAATTTTTTCGACTTCATTTTTTCGTAGCTTTCCCGTTCTTCTTTGATGAATTCTAAATCAGCGCGGGTCAACATAGACTTGTAACTCTCAGCATTGAAATCTTCCCCTTGAACAGCAACACGTGCTTTAACAGCTGAATCAATCAAGTCCTCTTTGTACTTGCGGCCAGCTTCTGCCTCTTGCTTCATACGATTGATTGCTTCAACACTTGCGTTACCTTCTCCAAGAGCGTTACGGATAGCAACGTCCTCTTGAGATTCAAAACGGATTTCATGATCTTCCATAACTTTGCGGAGATCAGTTACTGCTAATTTCCCATCAGTAATTGCACTACGAATTTCTTTAATGTCCACTTGCTTCACTCCTTTTGTTTTTTGTCTTTTTAATGCATCAAAAAAAGGCTTGTCCAACTCATCGAAACGAGTACCTAAGCCTTCCTGTAATACCGCTATTCTGTTTTCATCCATCAAACCATCATCAACCATCTGTCGTGCTTTCTGTATGTAAGCATTATGGTTTGATCCTTTGTATACCGTTGAAACTTCTCGCAGATGGGCGTTCTTAATCCAATAAAATACCTTTTGACCTTCTTCAGTCCGATCACCAGGGAAGTATGGAGACATCATCATGGATTTACCATCCACAGAACATATATAGTCTTCAATCCCGGCTGAGAACCCAACTGACAAATCTCTCGTGATCCCGCCTTCAATGTTACGAATAATATCATTCGTTGATCGTCCGTTTGAATTGCTATCTCTTAGCATGTAAAAGCTACCTGAGACCTTGGTCAGTTCACCATCTTGGTAAATACTCGAATCAAATGAGCGAGCATAAGGCTCTCTATTCGTGTCGTGCCAGTCAATCATAGACACGCCTGACAATAAATCTGCTGCATAATTTCTTAATGTCGTTTCAGGATCCATTCGAGTATCAAAGGTGTCTAGTGAGTCATCGCTGATCACACCTTCGAATGCAAATAACTCATTAGCATTGAATGTCCTACGCGTGTGCTTATTGATTTTCGATAGCAGTTCATCGTCAATGTCCGTTGCATGAACTGACATTGGAAAACTGTTTTCTGTCATCCTTTCACCCCCTTTCATCATTTCTCATTTCTTCTATTTTACTAATTTCATAAAGAGAAATATTTTCTGTTAAATTCTTAATTGCTCTGAGTAAATCAATATATTGATCGTAGGAAAGTAAGAAATCGTTTGATTTCAGGTCATCGTCTTGATTTTCTAATTTTGGCTCCTGATAAACATTAAAAAGATGATCGGAAATACTTCTTATAATATCTAGAGAGGTTTTATGCTCATCAGGTAGCTTGAACCTGACAATTGTGAGATTAATCTCAAAAATTGCATCTAATCCTTTGTTTGCTATTCCTGTCATTTTTTCTTCTAAAACTATTTTTTCTTTTTCGAGAATATCCAATCTATCGAGCTCGTGGATACGCTTTTCATAGCTCATTTTTCTCTGTTTTAGTGCATTTTTCTCATTTTCAAGTCTTTTTCTTAAATTCACCAACCTATTAGACAATGGATAAAGCTCATTAACAGTAGCATTCAATAAGAAAAGTGAGCTTTTAGCCTTTCTCAAATCATCAATCTCTTTTTGTTTTAAAAATAAATCTGTCTCAAGTCTGAGATTTGCTTCATTTTGTTTCTTTATTAAATAAATTGAACTTGCTGCTGCTAGTAATGCACCGATAAGTATACCAAGCAAATTTGTAGAAACTTGAATCCATTCTGGTGTTGCATATTCTATTTGTATCGGTGGAAATTGTTGTTCAGAAATTTTTTGAATAGTGTTAATAATCATCTAAATCCCTCCTATTTGATAATCATACCAAACGATACTCAGGTAAGGAAGGTAGTATTAGCCTTTGCGACAGCTAACGAGATGATGGATCACCAACCGTTCCGGCACTATCTGCCTTTCCAGAATGGTACAGTGAGTCCGGTGGTTTTCGTTTGTGTTCCAACATATTCAAGTGTGTTTTGTGGAATATGAGTAATAAACTTGTTAGTGTCATTGACTGAAAGATATCGCGGTTTTCTTGATTTTCCATAGCTTTCACTCCTCATCAAGATATTAATTGATTCAATTTATCTTCATCTAGGCCTTTCCAGAGCAACTGATAGGTGCAGCGGCACTGAATGACATTGTTTGCGCTCGCTCCCATTTCAGAGTCTCTTGGGTACATTAACAGTTCGCCATTAACAATGAATGGTTCGTAAAACTCTTTGAATTGACCATTCGCATGATG